GCAGAAGCATGTGATATTTTTACTAATGCGCTGTTGCTGTAAGAACTGAAAGTTATTGTATTACAAACAGATTCTGTTCCGAGTGGTTTAATTATTGCTGCCATTATACTCTCCCCGTATCACCAATATTACCAGAAGGGTAATTTCCGGAAGTTAAATCAACTTGACCATCTGATGGTGCTGATTCTTTTTCTTCTTTTTTTGGCTTGCCTTTTTTCTTTTTGCCATCTTCAAGCATCGGCATTGCAAGATCTTCATTCATTTTAGAATCAAGATAATCAGCAACGGTGTCAAGATAATCAGAACCTTTTGTAATTTTTGATTGGACCCAAGCTTCTAACTGACCTTCGCCTTTAAGATGTTGCATTAAACGAGCAATAGCACGACCAGCTGTTGCTAACTCATTACGAGCCATATCAAACTCATAATCAGCTTCTTCTTTTAGCTTTGACTTTTCAGGATGCATTCCATAATAAGCGCCAAGAGCCATACGTTGACGCTCTTTAGTTGATTTACCTGCAAACTTTGGATTCTTTGAATGGACAAAATCAGAAATAGTTTCGCCAGCAGTTGTTGACTTAGATAATACTTCACTTAAACCTTTTTTACCGCTTAGGAGAAGTTTTTTAGAACCTTTTTTGTTCATTGCACCACAACCGCAAGAATCACCTTCTTCATACATATTTCCGCATGATTCACATTTCATTTTTGATGATTCATAAACAGATTCTTTTTGTTTAGGAAATTTAGCTTCTTTTGTTTTCCCTTTATATGTATCATCTGTATTACCAACGCGATCTGCATGTTTTTCAATCTCATGCTTTGCAGCAAAAGCCTGACCATCTTTAGACTTTTCCCAGTCAGATAAGTCCATCTTTTCTTTCTTGCTGGACTTAACACCAGCTAAAATTGTCTTAAGATCTTTAGCCATTTTTTTTCCTTTAATTATTCTGTATCTTCTGTATCTTCTGACTCATTTTGATCATAACCATACATCTGTTGAGCAATCTGTATTTTTTTATTATTAACAGCAGCTTGTAATCTATCAACAATAAGATCATTAAATGCTTGTTCAAATTCTACAGGTTTTTGTTCCAAAGCAGTTGAAACTAAATCTTGTAATTCATATTTATAATTATCTGTCATATCAATTATCCTTGGTTTGGTGCGCTAGACATTTGTTTAACAATATCAGGGTTTTTGGCAACAATTTGTACTGCTCTTTTATAAGCAGATTCATCTTGCATATTTCTATTGTTACCTTTTTTCTTCATCTGATCTACTGTAACTAATGCCTGTCTAACTTTTTCATACTTATTAGATTCTTCAGGAGTTTGTTGTTGTTGTTCGCCTTGTCCTTGTTGCATTTCAGAATTATGTTGAGCAATCATTTGAACATTTTGTTCAATTGCTGGATTAATCCAACGTGGTTCCTGAGTTGCATTTTCAGCATTAATTTGAGCGTCATATTCAACAATTTTATCATCTGACTGTTTAAGAATATTTTTACGAATCCAGCTGTGTGGGTAATATTTACCAGCCATATCTTGAAAATTACGAGCAAGGTTAATTCTTGCTTCTGCAATTTCATTATCTTTTAACTCAGTAAAATAATTATCTTTGGCAAAATCAAATTTAACATCATGTACTAAATCATGCCATTCTTCAATAGTCATAATACCTTTTAATACCAATTGTTTTTCCATAATCGCTAAAAACAATTGAGAAAATTTTGAACGAAGGCGAATAATAAAACGCCCAAATTTTAATTCGTCTCTGGTAATTTCTGTTGCTCTGCCAATTGAAAATAGAGCATCAGAGTTTAATCTTGAAACTGGAACGTTAAGTGTTTGTAGAAATTTCTTTTGGAAATAAAGAACATCATCCATTTGGCCAAGTGTTTGACCGCCAGGAAGCGTGGTAACCTCTGTACCCCTTCCTCCTTCACGACGAGGAAGCCAATAATCCTCCAACATCGTCATGAATTTGCGATCATCCCTAACTTCACCAGTAGATGCATCATAAATTAATCTATTCTTATGCTTAACCATAATGTCGCGTACATACTGTTCAGCTTTAATCTTAGGTAAATTACCAACGTCAATATACCAAATACGACGTTCTGGTGCACGAGCAAGACGATAAATTACAAGAGCATCTTCGAGAGTACGTAGCTGGTTCAATGCCTTAATAGCTTTATGTAAATATGATAAAACCATTGTGCCTTGGTTATCAGTTAATCCTGATGTTACATGAAGAATAGAATCCTTGGCAATTCTTAAACCAGATGTTGCTGGACCTGTAGTTTTATTACCATAACTAAATCCTTTATCATTGAAAATATAATATTCATTGATAGTTTTAGTTACCATAGCATCGCCGCTGGCAGCAGTTGAATTAATTTTCTTTCTTGCGATTTCTCTTACTTTACGAATTTTACGTGGGTCAATGTATCGAACTTCTTTAATGCCTTCTCTGGGCGTATTTTCATCGACAATAACATGATAGTATAAACGTCCATCAATATACCAACGTCTGTAAATGTCATAAGCGTGTTTATTAAAATCTAAAATTCTTAAACATGATTGAAATTCATCACGAATAACTTTTTTAATATTATCTGAAATTTTAGTATTATCTAAATTGATAGTTACAATTTGATCTTCGTCAATAGACATTGTTTCATTAACAATTTCATCAACGGCTGCATCACATTCTGGCTGTAATGCCATTTCACGATATTTGGTAACAAGCTCTGCTTCTGTTCTTACTGTACCATCAAGGTCAACGTAAGTACCAAATGAACCACCAGCTGCAACAACTACTGCGCCATCATCCGACTCTTTTGGAGCAAATGATGTTACCTTATCAACCTGATCTTTTTTTTTGAATTCAAATCCGAATAATTCTGCCATTTATATCTCCAAAGTGGGGAGAATTATATTCTCCCCTATTACATCATTTAATTTTTTATTTTTAGCCTGGACCAAGTGGACCATCCACAACAGTATCTCCACCATAAACATTAACACCGCCAGCGCTCTTAGAAGAAGATTCAACGCCAGGAGTCCAGTAATCGTATGAAAATGATACTGGGAACGTTTCAATATTATTAGTTGTATCCCAATCAAGAGCGATACCACCAATTTCAGTTGGGAAAGCTCCAATAATATTGTAAGATCTAATTACAGAACCATCCTTAGAATATTGAATAACAGACAAGTCTGACTTGTAATTTTCAGAAGAAACATTTGGATCACGAACATTCGATACCAAGCGATTCATTGCATTAGACCATTTCTCAAACAATGCACGAACAGAAAAATCCTCATCATTCATTACATTAACTTGCCATGCACCAAATTCTCGATCGCCAGCAAGTTTAATTTTACGTCCAAAATAAGGAATTTCAAACTGTCCGATAGTCGAAGCAGGAAGTTCAGCAGTTCTGCAAACGAATTCAAATTTCTGAGTTGATGCTGCGTCGATACCAATACCTTGTGGTGTTGATAAACGAACATTAAAGAGGGATGGTCTGGCACCACCGTATACCAGACCATTTGACTTAAACGTATTAATATTAAATGGCATCTTTGTTACTCCTTTTGAGTCTTTATTCTATTTATTAAAATTTGCCAACAACTTCGGAGAACTGAACACCAGTAGCAACAGCTACGAAATTCAACTGAATAAAGTTGATAGAACGAGCTGGTTTAATATAGATATCACCAACAAACTGGTTGCTGTCGATAACCTGAGGAGTATTATTAGTTTCATCGCATACTACCAAAAAGTCAGTAATACCACGGCGACCTTGAATATTTCTCAGATATGGAGTAACAAGATTTTTAAATTGAGATCTTGTGAAAGCATCATTGAACTCGAAGAGAGAATATTTTGCAGCAGTAGCAATAGCCTTTTCAAGAACAATAAACAAACGACGAACGTTGATACGATCAAATGCCGATGGTTTAGTTTGAAGGGTCTTATCGCCATAAAGAACAGTTCCCTGACCTGGAAATGTTACAACTGGATTAATATTTTTGGAATAAAGAACATCACGTTCTGCTTTATTTGGATTATAAGCAAGCTTAACGATATTCTTAATTTGACCGCGATTGAACCCAGCTGGTGACCACCAAGCATCATTTGTCTGATCAGTGCGAACACAAAGTCCAGCAATATCACCGTTTAATGGAATCCAACGATAAACATCATTGTAACGATCATACTGATACTTATACCCGCTGTCCATTACTGCATAAGAAGTGCTACGAAGAGCATTTCTCCAGCTAACAAGACCATCTGACTGTGTGCCAAATGCATTTAATGTAACGCCTTTATCTGGAGAAATAAGAGCAACACAATCTTTACGAGTTTCGCAGATGTTATCAATAATGTAATTAGCGAGTTGGAAGTTTATTGTAGAACCTCCAAGATCGCCACCAAGAGGACGACCCTGAAGAATAAGAGAAACATCAACATCTTCGGCGGAAGCAAATAAATTATAAGCTTCAGCTACAGCGCCAAAATTATATGTTGATGTTTCGTCATATCCATCAACACCTAATGTGAACATAATATCTGCTGGAGCAGTAGTTGTAGAAGTAGCAACATTCATTGCATTAGCTGATGAAGCATTACTTCTATCATTAGCCCACCAAATATAAGCTGAATTTTGATTTATTACATCTTTATAGTAATTGCTAGTGTTATCTTTTGTTTTAGAATCTGTTGCTCTTGAAAGGCCAGTATAAGCCTCAAGAATAGTTCCTGGCATTCCAGTAAAACTACCACCATCATCAACTACAACAATATGAACTTCATCTTTAGCAGATGTATTGCCATTAGCAGCAACATAATCAGATGTACCTGGAGCATTACCAACTACATTAATAAATTCCCAATTTCTAACAATATTAGTAGAAGAATAGTCTGTGTGTAATCTATAAGGTTCTGTAAACAAATAAACAGCATTAGCGCCAACAGTAAACATATTTGCAATCTGCAGATATTGTTGGCCAATTGTACTATTACCAACCAATAATTTGTCGCCAATAGCAAAATTAGAAATAGAAGTTAAATCTAAAGTATTAGCTGTTTTTTGACCAATTTTAAATCCTAAAGAGTTAGTTAAAGTAACATTTGATTGGTAAGAAGTTGGGTTATCGCAAACAGCAACTCTTAAAGAATTACCAAGAGCTCCTGGGTATTTGGCGATATAAAGAGCGCCAGATTCAAAAGTTCCATCTTTTAACTGATAATCTGTTTCATTTTTTACAATGCAGCTAGCAGTGTTAGTAATTGATCCACCATCGGCGATACCAACAGCTGAATATGTAATTCCAGAAGAATCAAAAGTTGTATTTGCAGCACGAGAAATATAAAGAGAATTACCATAAGAAAGGAAGTTAGCAGCAGTAAACCATGTTTCTGCATTAAAGCTGGTTGGTTTACCAAATCTTTTTATAAGGCTATTTTCTGTATCTACAAGAATTCTTTCGCCGATTGGACCCCAACGAAAAACACCAGCAATGGCGCCAACAGAAGTTGCAACAGCAGGAACAACTGTTGTTAGGTCGATCTCGGAAACATTTACACCTGGGCTTAATTGGAATGCCATATTAATTCTCCTTTTTGTGGAATATATTAAAGTATTTTATTTTATTTATTAAAAGTCTTCCTTTACATTCCACATCCAACTGTCAGGCACAAATTTCTCTAAAGGTTCACTATCAAAATTATTACCCCTACCATCATCAAAAAAGCCAAAAGGAGACATATCTTGTTCCATATCTTCTTCAGTTTTTTCCCTCAATGACATAAGGGTGTTAATATTCGTATAGTCTTTAAAATATTGTTGCTCAGATAACCAAGCAAATAATACCAAACACATAACCAAATCGTCATGTTTACCAGACTCAGCCTCAAAGGAATTACCTCTTTTCGAGAAAGTGGATAATTCATTAATTGTATTAAAATCATTAATAATAAGTTGGTTCTGTTCTATTAATAATTTAAGAATGGAACAACCAATAGATTTGACTATTTTAGTTGTTCTAATACCCTTATCCACATTAGTTCCACCAAATCCACCAGTTATTCGTTTTCCGGAACGTCCAGCGTTTTCAGTAAACAATACATTCTCATATCCAAAATCATAATGTAAAGAGTGAGAAACCTGTTCACCAATGTCATTAACTTCGACTAAAACAGAGGAATTATTATATGCTTTGGCAACTCTATGAATAACATCGGCATAATCAACTGGTGAAATAGAATTATTGCGATACATACAAGCTTGTTGGTATGGCATTTTTGTTACATCTAGTAACTGGAAAGCTGAATAGTCAAGTCCTTTACCACGGGAAACGTCGCAGACCATAAGATAAACATGCCCTTCTGTTGGGGCATAATACTGTGTCAATCCATCTCTATCAACTATAGATGGTTGGTGGACTAATTCTTTAAGTTTCCAACCTGCAATAAGTGTTCCGGAAGAACCAAGGAATTCGCAATTATATTCCTGCTCAAATTTTTCAGTATCAAAGTTCATAGCAGCTAATGTGTCTTGACGCCACCCTTCATTTCTTCCAGGAACATCTTGCCAGTTAACTTTAATATATTGATACTGATTTCTTTTTTCATTGGCGTTTAACCATATACTGTAAAAATGGTTTAATCCATTTGGCGTAGACACAAGAATAATTTTTGATTCATTACCAGAAGAAATCGTAGGATAAACTGAGGTAAAAAACTCATCCCAATTTTCAATGAACGCCGCTTCGTCAATAAACAAAAGGTTGATGGAATAACCACGAATAGCATCAGTTGATGTAGCAGCGGCTATAACACGGCTATTATTTTCAAGCTCAAACGAACCTTTATTCCATTCTTTAACACCCTGTTGTAACCATTTAGGTAGGTGCTGATAAGCAAGCTGAATACGACCAAGAATTTCTCTGGCCGTATCGCCTTTATTAGCAAGGAGCGCGACTGTTTTATCAGCATGGAATATAATATACCAAAGAATAAAAGCGCAGGTTGTTGTTGACTTACCAGCCTGTCTGGCAGTTGTTATAATATTAAAACGATTAGCAGCAAATGATCTTAACATAGTTTTTTGATAATCATAAAGTTTGAAATTAATCAAACCTTCATTTATGCTAATTATTTTCATATATGTTTCGGTAAAATATACTGGATCTTGAGAGCATTTAATATACTCTTGAACAAGATCTGGAGTCCATTCAATAGATTGATTAGACTTTTTAAGTAGTATATTACCTTTATAACCTTTTAAATTATCTATCTCGTTCAAATTATTTTCTCATATCAGATATAACTTTTTGCAACTCAGCTGTTGATCCAACAAATAAATTGTTAGTAACATTTTGTGCCTTTTCATTCATTGGTGAATCGATTGCTTGTATTTGTCTAATTTTAGATTGTAATTCTAATAATTCTTTATTAGCATTTACTACAGAATCCATTAATTTACCAAGAACTTCATATGCTCTTGGACTTTGTGAACTTTCTGCTATTTCAGATAACTTATAAATCGCCTCAGTTCCATTTTCAATAACAGAAACAATATGCGATCTGGCTGATTCAAAATCAGCTCCAGCACTATCATTGTGAGCATCAGCAATTATTTTTTTAACCGAATCTTGCGCAGCGATTGGCGTCAGCCCTAAAGCTTTGCCAATCGGATCATTATTATTTTCTTGACTCATTGTAACTCATCTTCATTAAATATTTGAGTGATAAACCCATAATCGTCATTGACATTTATTTCTCTATAAGGTATAGTATTACTAATGTTACTTGTAGGTTGGCCTCCTACAGTTAATCCAGGTTGAACAGTAACTCTTTCTGAAATAGCTGTAACACCAACTGCATCAGCAAGTTTTCCATCAGCGACTTCCGGAATATAAAAATTAGTTTCAACGAATTTAATAACACCAGCTTTTCTTACTGGTCCATATATATAGCCTTTTAAAATAAGATCTAATGTCCAAATAATAGCTCTACGATTTTTGAAATCGCCGTCATAATTATCACTATAAGAAATATTATTAAGTATAATAGGAATATCCATATTAATTTCCATATCTGGAATTAACTTAACAGAAGTTGTCCAGTCTGGCGTAAAGTAAGGTAAAATCTGTTCAATTATTTTTGTACCATCTTCGGCGTTTTTGGCGTAAATATAAACTTTGAAATCAAAATTATATGGAACAGGATTATATTGATAATTCATTTTATTGTTATCTGCGTTTTTAACAGAAGATTTACCAATAGTGTTTAATTTTCTTGACCCATCATATTTAATTTGCCCCATCTCAAATGAAATCATTGGCAAAGTAAGTGTTGCTGACTGCCTAGCAATAGCTGGATCTTGAATAACTCTGGCTAACATTTTATCTTTGGGACCATATGTAACAGGAATACTATTTAAAGCAGTTTGATTGCCAGAACTATCTGATTTAGTAATTTTAATATCGTTAAACAAAGTACCAACAAGGATAACATATTTGCGAATAGTTTGAAAATAAAATGTATGTCCGAAAATGTTACACCTCCATTATTTGTAAATAAGTATACATTATATCATTCCTTCGCTGAATGGATCAATAGTTGTAAAGTCAATAAAGTTATCTGACTCTTTTTGTATTTCTGCATTATCGGCAGATGGCATTAAATTTTCCATACTTGAATTTTCAAAAACAATATAATTACCATCTTCTGTTAAAATATAATTACCATCTTGATCTTTTAAAGCCCAATCCATTTGGTTGGTATCGAAATGAGTTTGTAATGAATCAATTTCAGGCACACCCGTAATAAATTTTTCATTGCTATATTCAAAATTCTCACAAGTAAGTTCCCATGTTTGTAGTCCACCCATTTGATAAAACATTTCAAATTTAGAAACAGATTTAATCTGAAAACATTTTTGATTTAATGGGAAAAATATAATATCGCCTTCGTTTGGCCTAATTTGATTTGTTATGGTTGCAACATCTTCATTAAATCTTCTTTGGGCGACAGAGAATGTAACTTGATCTCTTATTTCAACACCAAATTTAGACATGAAGTTACCATCGCCAGAAAATCCATCAACAGATTTAATGTATAATTCTAACGGTATTGCTAATTCATAACTTGATTGGTCATCAGCGCCATAAACAGAATCGTAGTTGTTTAGTTTACGGGGAACGTAGTACATATCTTCGCCATAAATGCGAATAGCTTCAATAATCAAATTCTCAATAAGAATTTGTTCTTGTGATGATTTAAAATTATTAAAGAAAAAGTTGGTTGAAATCTTAGCCCCCCTGCGCAGAAGCTAATTCTGCCTTATACTGATAATTTATGTTTACATTTATCATATTGTTAAAAAAATATTTAGTAAAAAAGTATAGTGCGTCAGCCAATAAAATCCGTTATTGGTAAGCTAAAGCTTGTAATCATTTCTTTTTCAAGTGCTGATCTTTCAGCTGTGGCATCATTATAAATTTTCTCACCATTAAACTTAATACCGCCTGGTAATTGCATACCTGTAAACTTAGTAAGATTAGAACCCCACTGCTGTTTAATTAAACAGGTAGCATAATTTTGAATCCAACGTTCAGAATATGCCTTTGAATAAACTTCGGGGTCAACAATCTGATAAGCTTCAAGAATAAGAAAATCTCCCTCATTAATAATTTTCCAATCCATATCAATATAACATTTATTAATTATACGATTATATCTCAATGGTTGTTGACCGACTAACATCTGTTCAAGAAACTGAACATGTTGCATAGCCATATAATATGGAACCATTGAAACAGATGTGAGGGTGTAAAGATCGTTCAAAGCAATCTGATAACGAATGTTGAATAGATTGTTTGTATTGAGAGCTTGACCAATAGGGAATAGATTAACAACACCAATAATATTATCTGGCATTGTTATATAACGGTTGGTTTTATCCGTCGCTGAAATTTGATATTTGTAGTATACCTTTTCGGCACCATCAAAGTGGTAATCCCAATAATAGCTAAAAGCTTCTGTTACGCGATCTTCAACCTGATCGTCATCGACGTTAATCTCAATAACAGGCTTACCTAACTTACGAAGGCAATATTCTTTAAATTCGTCTCTAGTTGTTATTGCAGCCATTGGCAAATCCTCTTTTCATTTATTTATAGTACAAGAGGATCTAATTAATTACGATTGTGGAAGTATCTTTTTCAATATGCATATCCCCTTCGCATGTAATATTCCATTGGTCGCCTTCCCTTTCACTGACACAAGGAACATTTATCTTAATATGTTTTACCAAATATTCTTTTCTATCAGGAAGCTCGCCCTCAAAAACCCTCCATACATGTTCCAAAGTTCCTCTACCAGGATGCCCTCTAGTCTGGTTAAATCTTATTGAATATTTCATATAATTTCAGCTGGAGATTGGAAAGTTTGCATAGATTGATTATTAAAAGTATTATGAACAGCGCCCATGGGGGCTACACCAATATTGATATGGATAAATCTAAAAGGTTCATCAGAGCCATTTTTAGTAAACGAATGTGGTAGCCAAGAATTTGATAAAATCAATGTTCCAGGGTTTGGCTCAAAAACATGTTCATTAAAAGAAGTATAATCCATATTTTTTCTGGAAAAATCCTCTGGTAAATTGTTTATTACCTTTGATTGTCTGGGATCATGAAATATGACTTTGGAACAATCTTTGGGGCAATCAAGAAAATAAAATCCAACAATCTGGGCAAGATGCCCATGGACATGTTGATCTTGCCCAGAATACTTATGATGCTCCTGACACCATATAGCCTGAAACACAGTATTAAACATGTTCATATTATAACCCTGATCATAAAGGATTTTCCATGCAGCGTTAATAACATATTTGGAAAAATCTTTTAATCTCATATCATGATTAAAAGGTTCAGTATTTCTTGCAGGATATAAGTCGTGAATATTTTCTTGAATTATTTTGTTTCTTTGAATATATTCATAAGAAACTGTTTTAGCAGTTTCTAAAAATTCTAATTTTTCTGTTTTGTAAATTAAAGTTTGGAATGGAGATATAATTTCCATTATCCTCTTCCCTTATATTTGTAGGGACATTCCATTGTGTATTCTTTTTTTGACCAAAAATGCCTTCTGTAATACTGTCTTGCCTTAGAGGGAAAACTAAATGCGCTCATATCAGATTCTTGTATTGTCGCTTTATCACATTCAGCTGTAAATTTTTCTCTTTTGTAAGGCAAAACATGTAATAAAGGAGTTCCAACTCTAATAATAAATTCACATTCTTTTAATGGAGAAAAAACAAAATTTACAGTACCAAAACCTTTGTCATAATCAACAATTCCTGGATAAATAAAAATCTTATCACTAAAATTATAATGTAAATATGAAGGTAAAATATAAGCAGAATATCCTGGTTTAGTTTGGATATACCATGGAATTGGTACTTTATATACAACCTTTTTTACATTATCGCTTGTTGCGATCGTTTTAGCAAAAGAAGAATCCATCATACCAGGTTGTAATATTCTTTGGTCTGCTGGGTTGTTTGGATTATTACTTAAATTTTCTAATTTACAAATAACTCCTGCTTTATTAGCTTTAATATGTATGTCGCAATGAGCAGAAATAATATAACCAGCATCATAAAAATCCGTTAACCCTGGGCATCTATTTAAATTTTTATTTTTTGATAATTCTCTTTGCCATTCTGAATCAATTTTTTTAGCACATTCTACAGGAGATGTTATTGCAAAATTTCCAAACAATGACTTAAAGGAAATTGTTGGAGTTTTTTTACGAAACCATGAAATCATTTTATAGATCCTCTCAATTCATTAGTATAAACATGTCGACGACCGTTTTGAGAGTTTTGAATTTTAATTATTTTTTCTTTTTCTTTATCAGTCATTTTTCTTGGTTTAGCAATTTTTTCAGTATCAGATCGTTTAATAGGAATAACAGTAACAAGAGGGGTTCCTGCCTCAACCAAACCATCAAAATCATTAAGATGCCAGATCGCAGGAAAATTAATTTCTTTTGGATAACTATCTGTCTCAACTAATCCAGATAAACATGTAAATCTTGGTTCAATTCTATTGATTGGTGGAATGAATAATGTTGAATATCCAGGAGCGGTTTTAATAACCCAACGATTAATAAATTTTATTGCCGATCTAGGATATGTTGGTGAAGTTTTATTTCCTAATTGTTCAAGACCATGAAATTCAACAAGAGGTCCATATGGATTTTTAGAAGCGTCAATAAGTTTACCATCTTTACTTGTTCTAATATTAACATCGCCCCATAAAGGTATAATATAACCAAGCGACATAGAATCAAGTAATGGCATACATTTTTTGGCTGTCAATCCTTTTGCGCCAAATTGATCTTTGTTTTCCATAAATTGTGGAATTTTTTTAAACCATTCTGGCATCATTTTATATGCAGGAACTGGTTCTGGTATAACACCAAAATCATCAGGTAAACAATAAAATTCCATAATATCAGATTTAAATAATTTAATCATTTATATTTTTCGCCAAGAGCCCATGTTACTAAAGTAATACGTTCTCCGGAAGTAACCTTTTCAACTTTATGTGGCAAATAAGAATAAAAGAAAACAATATCACCAATTTTTGGTTGTAATTTTGTTGCTCTTTTATTTTCTCCACCATTTTCATTAATTAATAAAGCGCCGCCTTTATAATTATCACTATCAGTTAACATAATACTTATTGAAAGTTTTCTAAACAATCCGCCAGGTCTTGGTTTGTTTTCAACATCAACATGCCAATCATAATGACCATCAACATTATATTTGGAGTATTGAAACCCATCAAATCTAGAAAAATCCATTTGATACTTGTCGTGATTTACTTGTAATAAAATATCATGAAGCCTTTCAAACATCCATTTGTTTTCTTCAAGGGGTTCAATCCAAGTAATATCTGTATCTCTAACATTTAAATCTACGTTTTTTGGACCACCAATAGAACCTTTTTGGAATTCAGCTAATTCACCAGCCTTTATAATATGTTCGCATTCTTCTGGGGTAAACCCACCTCTCCAAACTATTACTGGTTCATATGGTGGTGAAAATTTATCAATATTTCTCATTTCATTTTCCTTAATTTACATTATTAAACATTTTTAATAGTTATATATCCTCCTGGGGGAACTGATACTGATGTGCCTCCGGAAATGTAAGCTACTGTAGTTGATGTACATGAAACGGTTGGTGCTGTTGCGCAAGCAGAACCGCCTGGAAATGTAACACCCAAAACATTTGATGGCGATGAAGAAGAGCCTAGAACATATGGGTTATAATTTGGATTTCCTGGTACAAGAGTTCCGGGAGTATACGCAGCTGGAACATAATTTCCTGGAACATTGTAAGGAGTGCTAGGAGTATATGATGCTGGAACATAATTTCCTGGAACATAAACTAAATTTCCTGGTGTATATGAACAAGGTGTATATGAGGCTGGACTAGCAGGAGAACCGCCGCTAACAGTTATTGTTGTATAATTAACAACATATATATTATTACCTGGACTAGGTGTGAACATATCAGTATTATAATAGCTAGCATAATATCCAGAACAAGCTGCTGGAGCGGAGCTGTAATTCGTACCACCATTATGTGCAGTATAACCACACCAGTATGTAGTATATTGATCAACATAATACGCCGAAGTTGCTGGTGATGCAGGCTGTGCAGGAGTATATACAGCTGGCGAATAATAACCAGAATTATAATATGAATATGAATTATTATATGCTGGTGTGTATACTGCAGGATTATAAGCAACATATGAATTATTATATGCTGGTGCATATGTTGGGGAGTTATAATACTGATTAGACCCAGCAACATTACCGCCAGAGGCATAATTACCAGGAGAACCTTTACCGCTTATATAAACAGTGGTTTTTCCATATGGCGCTAGATAATTACCAGGAGCATTGAATGTTGTTGTTGCTTGAACACCAACATTTGTTTTCTCTTCAAATAAAGTTTGACTGGTAAGTTTTTTCATTTAAAAATCTCAAGAGGCATTAATTATAGCCAGTGAACCATATACAACATTATTTATAATAAAAAATGTCCATACATCTGTCGCAGCATTAGTAGTTGTTCTTGGTGGAACAATACCACCTGCCCATTTAGGTCCGGACATACCAGCAGAAGTATTAGAAGCCCAAGTTAAACTATAACCAGCGCCTGTATTATAAACTTGAGCTGAGAATGTAAATACACCATTATTCGATGTAACAGCTGTTGGTGGGTTGGTAAAAGTGATTGTTGAAGAAGCACCCATATTAACTAAGAAGTGAGTAGCGCCATCACCAGTGTTTAAATCAACAACAGTTGTAGAAGAAGCCACGGTAACAACGCGAGTAGCTTCATTGGAAATAACTGCTCCGTTGAATGTAATAGTATTACTAAATGTTTGAGTGTTCGTCCAAGTATACTGAGCAGATGTATTGGTGTTAACAGTTGACCAATATGGCGATCCAGTTGTACCATTAGATGTTAACAACTGTCCAGCAGATCCTGCTCCACCATTGGCATATATTGGAAGCCCAGAAACAGTTACTCTACTTGTATTAGCAACAAAAGAAGTACCAACTGTATAAGCGGCAGCATTAACAGTATTTGCTAAAATAGAAGTTGAAAAAGTAATTGTATTTTGGAATGTTTGAGTGTTGGACCAAGTATACTGAGAAGCTACGTTAGTACCTGCAGCTGCAGCTGCCCAGTATACGTTACCAGCGCCATTAGATGTTAAAACATAGCCAGCTGTTCCTTGTGAACCTGTCGAGTCAATAATCTGAGCGCCAGAATTTACTATTAATTTACCACTAGAAAGTATTTGAACATTACTTGAAAACGTATGAACATTGGTCCATGCATACTGAGCAGCTACGTTAACGCCAGATACAGTTGACCAATAAGGCGAACCAGTTGAACCGTTAGATGTTAATACTTGACCAGATGTACCAGTAGAACCATTAGCTGAAAATGGTATAGTCGATAATGTTAATTGTGATGAGTTTGCTATAAAGTTAGTACCAACAGTATAAGAAGCAGCATTAACCGTACCAGTAATAAAAGAACCAGTAGAGTTAGCTATAAATCCATTGGAGTTTAATGTTGTTGTATTGGCAACAAAAATTGACCCGACTGTATAAGAAGCAGCATTAACTGCACCATTAACATACGATCCAGTAGAATTTGCGATAAATCCATTGGAGTTTAATGTTGTTGTGTTGGCGACAAAAATCGAACCAATAGTATAGGAAGATGCGTTAATAACACCACCATAAACACCAGTGGTATTAACGGTTACGCCTGATGTTGTAATTGATAAGGCATTAACTGTCCCAGTAGTAAATATACCAGAAGCATTAGCCAAAACAACTGAAGCGATATTGGCGGAACTTGTCGCATAAACAGTAGCGACGTTGGCGACGCCAGTAGTAGTAAAAGCAGTGGCGTTTACCAACCCTGTAGAGTAAACACCAGAATTGTTTGCCACAAAACTATTACCAGTAATGGTAGTAGAATTGGCAATAAAAGCTGTGTTTACTGTAAGAGAGTTTTTTACTACAAAATTGCTGTCGGCCATGGTTCACTTTCCCCTGTTGGCGTTTATTTTATTTATATAATCAATTTTATGGTTTTGTTGGCCAAGTTACTGACCATGGAAATTGTTCAGATTGTGTAATATCTCTCAGCTGTTGACGATATGTTGCCCAAGCCGATTTATCAACCGGAGCATCGGCTAACTGTGTCCAATCGCATTCTGAAAGAAATTGATTTCGTTGATCTCTGATGCTTTTTGTTTGTTCTTCATCTTTACGAGCTTTGTATTCGGCTTCTTCTTTGGGATCAGTAAAAACTGGACCAAGAATGTATTTTGTATACCACTTACCATCTATCTCTTCTACACCATCATATTGACTAGATTGATAAACAGTTCCACCAGTAGCTTGAGGTCCTTCAAAAACAGGATCTACACCAAGTTCGTCGAGTACTTCCAGAGTAGTTAATTCCCACGATGCGCCAGTTGTTTCTGCTTGATATCTGCGAAACTCTTCTTCATACATTACCTGACCAGTTGATCTTATTCTTATTTGCATTTTTGTTTCCTTTTTATGCAATAGCTAGGAAAATATAAGTTGCACCGTTGATATTAACGGTAGCGTTAGCGGTAGATGTGACTGTAAAGCCCGTGCTGGCAGCATAGCAACCATTGTTGCCTGTGACTTCTGCTGCTGTGCTGTTCATACGCAAGTATGGGCTGGATGAGCTGGTAAAGCCTCTCGCGCTGTCAAAGACATACCAATTGCCATAAGCATCTGTGCGCTTAACCATTAACCACCTTGCGCCGCCAGCTCCAAATCCGCAGTCGATAGTTTGTGTTCCACCAGTACCAGTGAATGATCCAACTTTGCTAATTCCTGCAAGGGTTGCAAAGAGGTAGGCAACGTAGGTGAGTCCGCTGCCGCTGGTGGCGAAATAAGGTCCTACAGTAAAGTATGAAGATGTTGGCGCAGATGGATATGCGCCCGAATCCGATTGAGGATTATCCGATTGCAAGCTCAAACTATATAAACCATTCGCTCCTGCTGTCAAATCTTTATGATATACAGTCCATTCACGCGCTAAGTTTCTGCATTTAATAATTATACAACCTGGTGTAGATCCTAAATTATGTGAAATATTTTGAGTTGATCCTGTCCCCGTATAGCAAACTTCATCAAAGAAGCCGCGAGCGCGTTTGAAATTCCAATTTATAAACGAGTAACCACTGCCGTTAACAGCATAACCTCCAGCATCAGCCCCTAATGTATATCCATTCTGAACTGCAAAACTAGCTAAAGTATTTGTTGCATTAGAATAATTGTTTGTTGTTGTTACTTCAGCGGCTGTTGCTGATGTTACTAACAGTCGATTTGCTCCCCGCAATCTATCAAAATCAGTAGGTCCAGTTCCTAATGCACCGTTTCTGTCTGCAACCCACATCATATCAACAGGAGATATAGACGTTGTAACAGTTGTAATTGCGCCTGTTCCAGTTCTTGTAGCTGGTTCAAACACACTCGTCCCTGTTGTCGGTGTAGCCATCGGACCACGACGAATGGCGATGTAGATGAATGCATAATGATCATTATCAGGATCAGGCACAGTAAAACTAGTCGCATTTATTGTTAGACCACCTGTACCTGCAGCTTCCGCAGATCCGAGAGCTAGCGTTAATAATGAAAAATCTCCAGATGCTCCTAATCCACGCATTGTATCATAAATATACCAATTTTGTGGGCCATTAGTTCTCTTATATAATATACATTGCGGCTCATATCCAAGATTTACAGTTGCAGGTATCGTAAACGACCCACAAGTAATCACATTGTCAGTGCCAGCAGAGCCAAAGCCTCCTGCATCATGGGCGAATAGGTAGGCTACGTAGGTTACACCGTTAACGTTTGTTCCATAAGGAGAGCTAACCAATATGTTTGTAGAAGTTGGCGTGTCCGTAGGACTCCAAAAATCTGCGGATGCTGCGGCTGATGTTAGTAACAAACCTTTATCTGCGATACTGCGATGCCATACAAACCAATTACCAGTTGCGCTTGTGGATTTAACAAAAATACATCCCGGAGTGCTTCCTAAGTTATGAGGAATAGAACGTCCGCTTGTTCCATTCCCCGTATACGTCACAATATCAAAGAACTTCGCTTGTTTGCGGAAGGTCCATGAGGCGTAATTAGTTCCGCTTAAATTTACAGCTTCTGTTACAGCATCCGAACCTAAAGTAAAACCGCTTGCTGTAAAGCCAGTTAATGCAGTAGTTCTAGCAATTTGCGAGGCAGTATTACCTGTATAAATGTTATAAGTTGCACCACGGGCAGTATCGTAAACAGAATGATTAGTTGCTACATTTCTACCACTAAAAAATACAGCACCACCTTTGGTAGACAAGTCAATGCCGTTAGTAATTGTTCTATTTGCGCTGTCGCCCGTATACAAATACGTCGAAAACACATCTTCAATGTATACTGGTGCTGCGGCTGGTGCTGCTGCGGCTGCTGCGCCAAATCCATATCCTCTAGTAGAACCAGCTCCTTCAGTGATCAGTAACGGCATATTTTATCCTCAAGTGTATTTGGTTTGTGAAGCTAAGACTGTATATGCTGCTGAACCAGTTTTAATGATCGTATAGGTATATCCATCAATACCAGAAGCATTACCAGCAGTTGGTGCTGAACCACCCTGCCATTTTGGTGTTACTTGTGTTCCATCAATGTAAATCGTATTGCTATAATAAGCAGTTGTTCCTTGTGTAACAAGCATGGCAAAAGTAATTGTTTGTCCTGTAGCCAAAGCAGTATTTAATGTAGTGCCAGAAGAGAATGCAACATTTGGATTCCAGTTAGCAGCTGCATTTGTTGTTAAATACATTACCGACTGACTAGAAAGATAATATGTCATTGTACTGTTTGCAGCTGTTGCCGATACGTTTGTCGTTTCTGCTGCATTTAAAAGAAGTGTTCCAATAGAAGAAGCAGAACCAGTCAACGAAAGAGTCGCATTAGAAGTTATTACATTTGAAGATGTATTTACTGTTAAATACTGGGCTGATTTTGCTAATTCATTACTGACGGTCATTTGTTATTCCTTTTTATTATTATTTATTAGATGCTTATCCTCGATGGTTTTACTGCTTTCATAACAAAAAATAATTCTTCATCGGTTTCTTTTACATAAACATCATCAAAATCTGCCTTATATAAAGAACGATAGTCGGTCATCTGACTAACACCAGTTTGCTTTGTATATTCAGTTTGTTTTAGAAACACTAAACTATCAGATTGAATAACTCTTGTATGCCCTGGATCACCCCATGCCCATTGAGATTTATAAGAAGGACATTTTGCGAATATTTTTCCCTCTGGCTTTAGTATTCTCCAAAACTCACTAAACTGATTGAAGAAAAATTTATAATCTCCCTGCCTACCAGTATGTTCCAAAACATCATATGCATGGATTTCATCAAACTCATTATCCTCAAATGGATAAGGTAAAACACAAAGATCATGAACAACGTCAGGCTTGTGACATTCCTCAATATCTAATGTTACCAAATTATCCCAAGCTTCGAATCCCTTCGAAAAGAGAACTTTTTTTCTTGCAGCCCCACAACCAATTAATAATTCTTTTCTCATAATATCACCTTATCCAAAAACATGATTACCGACATGGTATAACTTTATCCATGGCGCTCCATATATCTTACCGCCATTATCTCATGAGGCTCATTTGGTTTAAAGATTGAGTTCTGAGCTCCCAATCAAACTTATTTATCTTGTAACCAAACATCCACAAAACACGAGAAGTGTTTCCTTCTACGGTAGATACCGAGTGAACGACGTCCGATGGTAGATAGCAGTGTAAGTCGCCGACACTAAGCTTAATTGGAAGACCCCCAACTTGCAACAATCCACCCGAATCGGCTGCTCTCGTCAAAATGTTGCAGCGTAATACATGAAGCTTACCCCCATTTTCCATGGGGTCTTTGTGGGCGTATACATCCCCGCCAGGATAAGTACAGCTAACAACAACTCCGTCTTTACCACCTCCCTCAACACTTTTCTCGAGATCATGGAGACGAAGTCGATCTGTTATCTTTGAGAAAATAGAATGAACAATTTCAGGATAAACGAACCTGTCCCCATACAGTCTAGTAGTTAGTCTACCTTCGTACCCCCTAAGTCCACGACTGATCCCTTTATCAAGATACCCCAAAGGGATACCCTCATCAACAAATTGATTAAGCTCGTGTATTTCTTCTGGAGATAAAAACTCTCTTACAATAATTAGCATGACTTATAATTTTCTACAAATTTATGCATAACATAAACTCACTTTTTTTCAATATAAACTTTTATATGTGTTGAGAAACTATCAATTTTTAATAGGTTATGTTTTGTTGAATTACAATAATCAACAAAATCATAGTGTGCTATAGGATCTGTTGTTATTACAATCAAAATGTCACCTATAGTTAATTCGTTTATTTTCTTATGTGCTTTTATAATTGGAATAGGACACATTAAACCTGTTAAATCATATTCGTATGATTTCAATTATTTAATACCGGATGTGTCAAATTTATTACTGTTTTAGAAGCTTCCATTAGATCAGAGTCCGGAGGTAATATTTCTCCATCATCATCACGAAGAGCGTGCACACAAGCTATCAATGCTTCGTCAGTTAATGAAACAAACGAATGTAGTTTATTTGCGCGGGTGACAATTAAGTGTGGAGCCTCAAACTCAACTTCAATTCCTTCGCAAAATGCGCGAACTGTACCAGAAGCAAGAAGAGTGACATGGTCATAGACGTGCATATGACCTTCCATTTTCTGCCCCTTCTGTGTAAATTTCATATATTTTACAAAAACATTCCCAGCAATAGCTACTTGGGAATTTGGAACCCCTTTAATTTCTAAATCGTCTCTATGTTTTGGCTGACTATTGAGCATTAGTATTTCCTCCTAGTTCTGTCACTGTTATAGTTGTTTGCGGATCTGGAGCTCGCTCTGGTTCCGGAACAAACGAATTACTCTCGGGCACATAGTTATCCCAGAGGTTAGGATCATTTGCAAATTCTGAAACGGCGCGGAAGCCGACATCTGGA